CTTGCCCTCCGTCGAGGCGTCCGCTAGGGCGAGCTTCCCGTCGGCCCGCACGTAGACCAGGCGCTGCGCCCCGCTGATGCTGGAGGCTGCCGCCGCCTTGCCCTGGGTCGGGTCGGTGTTCGTCACGCTCACGCCGCCGATCTGGATGCTGAGCACCACCTCGGAGGAGATGACCCGGACGTCCAGCTGGACGGCGGAGGAGACCCGGATGTCCAGGGCCGTCACCTCGTCACCTCGTGGGCGCAGTTGACGGTGACGGTCTCGGAGAGGCTGACCTTCCCGTCGGCATCGACGATGCGGATGTCCCACTCAAGCATCGCCACCGGCCAGGCGCTCGTGTTGTCCTGGGCGATGTCGAAGCGGCCCGCCGGGGCGTCGACCACGGTGACCTCCGCCTGGGGCACGACCGGCGTGCCCGGCTGCGACGGGTCGTAGCTCCGCGTGCGCAGCTGGCTGGTGATCGTCAGGGAGGTGAGGTCGAGCGGCTCGCCGAGGGCCGTGGCGGTGACCTGGGCCAGGAACGACGCTCCGCGCTTGTGGGGCACTGCACTCATCGCCGGGGTCCTGTTGGGTTGGGTCGAATAAGCCGTATTGTTGCCCGAAACTGGCCCGACAGAAACCCGCGACGGCCTTTGGAAAAGAAAAAGGAGCCCGGAGGCTCCTCTCTACTTCGCCCCGGGAGGCTTTAGCGCTGGCGTGCCGCCAGGCCCTTGGCGATGCGGTCGTTCGCCGACAGGTCGCCCGTCTTCACCTGTGCCTTCTGCTGGCCGCCGTTCGGCTTGAAGCCCGAGCCCGACTGGCCCTCGCTCTCGAAGGCGCGGCCGTAGACGGGGCTCGCCTTCATCTCCTTGACCAGGTCCTCGACCGACATGAACCCACCGGCCGCGTTGCCACGCGGGTCGCCCGCTGCGTCGACGACGCGGACCACGTAGTCCTCGCCCTCCTTGATGACCTTGGTCTGGCCAGAGATGATCGGGAGCAGGAGCTCCGCGGCGCCCTTGTTGGCAGCGATGGCGGTAACGGCCTGGGACGTGATGAGGTGCTTGACCAGGGTCTTGTTCATGCCCTGGATCTCGCCGTCCTTGGCGGTCAGCTGCGCCTGGAAGCCCTTGTTGAGGTCGCCCTTCATCTTCTCCCAGTTGACAGCGCCGTCCTTGCTGGACTTGATGACCGTCTCGACGGCCGTGCGCAGGGCGACCGGGTTGACTGCCTCGTCGCCCTCGAGGCCGACCAGCTGGCCGATCTCGGCGAAGGGGGTCAGGTCGACCTTGCCCTTCTTGAATTCGTCCGCATCGCGACGGGATGCCTTCAGGGACTTGTTCAGGCCGTCGACCGCGGCGCCCACGCCGACGAAGCCCTCGCTCAGCACGTAGCCATCCGTTCCGGCGGCATACATCCCGCGGAACTGCTCGGGCACGATGTTCAGGTCCTTCACGGTCCCGTTCTTACCGAACTCAAATTCCATTTTGATTCTCCTTCTCCGCGTCACGCGGGTTAGTTGGGGCTTCGCGCCCCGGTTGTGATTAAGCTAGAACGTTAGCGCGGGCCCGGGGTCTCGGGAGCCATCAGTCGCATAGACTGCACTGGCCCGCCGGAGTAGATGTCCAGCTCGGCGGCCATGGCCACTGCCTCAGCAGCTGTCCTCCCGCACAGCATGGCGACCCGGGCGACGACGCACCCGGAGCCCCTGGCATACGGGGCCTCGACGGTCAGGTAGCTCTCCCCGTCATCGTAGCACCTCACGCTGCCCTCCCGCACGACAATCGCCGCGAAGTTGCCAGTCGGGGCTGCGGGGCGCTTGCCGTTCAGCCAGTCGAGCATCGCCCGTGTGAAGGCGGGCTCTCCGCAGAGGGCCATCATCCCGCCGTCGTCGAGGCGGTGCACCTTGACCGCGGAGAGGCTCACCACCAGGTCGGCCGCCGTGGCCTGGGAGTCGGAGCAGAGGGACTCGCCGTCCCACGCGATCGTGGTCACGACTGCTTCCCACCCATCGTCGGCTCAGGCTCCGGCCTCACCAGGGGGCCCGGGCTCGCGCCGACCCACTCCCCGAGGGCACTGTACCAGCCCTCCTTGACGGGGCCACCGGCCAGCGCCTCGAGGTGCGCCAGCTCGACCTCGCCGCGGGCCGTCGAGCCATCGGGCCAGGCCTGCAGGGTGTAGACCCGGCCGTGCAGGGCCTGGTAGCGCAGGGTCGGTGCGTTGTCGTCCGACAGGCCTGGCGCGAAGCTCGTCTTTCCCTCCCAGTAGGGTCCTGCCTCAAATCCATCCATCAGACTTCCTCCATCTCGACTATGTATGCACCCGGGTCCTTGCGGACCGAGATGACCCGCAGGCGGGTGCCCGGCTTGTACAGCACCTCGCGCTCGCCCGTGAACTTGCTGAAGTCCTGCACGAGCACGCCCGTCTTGATATTGATCTTCATGAACATGTTACCGGAGAAAGCGGCCCGGTCTCCCGTCGATGTCGAGATGAACGCGTGCTCCTCGACGATGGCCCCGGGGGTGTACGTGCTGAGCGCCTGCTCCAGGGCCTTGGCGCTCATGTTGAGGCCGCGGGAGGTGTCGCCCGTGAACTTCGGCATCTTCTCCAGCCCGTGCTGCGCGGCCTCGACGTACGCCTGGAGGGCCGTGTTCCCCGCGTACTCCCCGCCGCGCAGGGCCGTATTCAGGGTGGCGTAGGTGTTGCCCGTGTACGACCGGATCGCGCCCGCCTCCTCCTCGGTGAGCAGCTCCAGGCCCAGCTCCTTCTGCCGCTTGTTCATCTTGCTCATCACGCTGGACTCGACGTGGCCGGCGTAGTACTCGATGCCCTCCCGCCGCTGCTCCTTGGTGAAGCGGGGCGGCGGGGGGATGCCCTCGCGGGGCGTCGCCGCCACGCGGCTCGGCGTCAGCAGGGGCACGGTCTTCGCCTTGTACTTGACGCCCCCACTGCTTGGCGCGGGCACGACCTCGTTGAGCTTCTTCTGCCCGTTCGCCACGTCGTACTTGGCCAGGTCGATGAGGTCCTGCCCCGCCTCCTTCTTGTAGGCCATGCCGTACGTGTCGGACATGATGCCGTGCAGTACCTGGTCGCTCTCGCCCGCCAGGATTGCCTCCTCCAGGGGCTTGAGGAGCTTCGAGGAGATCGGCCCGAGGGAGGCGCTGTGCAGCTTCGGCTTCGGCCCGTCCTTCAGGGCCATGACCTCAGGGAGCACCTTGCTCGTCGCAGCCGGGGCTGCGACAGGGCCCATCTGGTACTTTGCCAGGTCCACCAGGTTGCCTGCCCAGTCTCCCGTGTAGCCCTTGTTCTTCATCAGGTAGTCCACCACGTCATTGGGGGACTTGCCATTGGCCATCAGGGCCTTGACATCATACAGGTCCATCTTGTCCGTCGTCGTCAGCTTCTTGTCCAACCACTTCGGGGGAGGCGGTACGGCCGCGGCCGGGGTGTTCGCTGCCGCCAGGTACGGCTTCTGCAGGGCCTTGGCCTGGAGGTTCTGGTACTGGGCCAGCTCGACCATCTGCCCGATCTGCTTGGGGCTGTACCCCTGCTTGGCCAGGTAGTCCTTGGCGTACCCGGTGTACCCGTCGGTGCTGGCGCTCAGGGAGGCCTTGATCGTGTCCAGGTGCCCCTGCGAGAGCTTCGTCAGCTTCGTGCCCGCCAGCTCCGGGACCTTGCCGAGGGGAACCGAGTGGGCCGCGTTGGTGACCTCGACCTGCTTGAGCTCCCAGGCTGCCAGGTCCGCCATGCCCTTCGCGTCCTTGGCACTGTAGTAGAACTCCCCGTGGAGCATGTCGAAGGCCTCCGCCTGGGCCGCAGCCTCCGTCATCCCGCCTGCCATCTTCTGGGTCATGTACTTCTTGGCCTCGGCGACCGCATCCAGCTGGTCCTCGCCGAGCACCATACCGTGCAGCTCCGGAGGTGGACCCCCGTCGACGGCCTTGGCCGCCGCAGCGACCGGAGGTGGCTTGGGGGTCACCGGAGGTGCCCCCACGGCCTCCGGGAGGGGCTTGGCCTGCACCACCACGCCCGGGCCCTTGGCGGGCAGCAGGCCGCCCTTCTTGAGCTCCACCTTGTACGACGCCAGGGAGGCCTTGCTCGTCTTGGCGTTCGGGAACTCCGCGAGCACGGCCTCGAGAACCTTGTCGTCCGGGAGGCCCTGCTGCAGGAGGGCCTTCGCCAGGCCGCCGACCGTGGTGTGCTTGCCCGCGACCTCGAATGGCACGGACGGGGCCCCGACCGGCGGGGGCGGGGCGTGCACGTGCGGGGCCGGGAACTTGTCCTGCAGGGCCTGCTTCGCCTTGGCGATGCTCGACGAGAAGGTCGTGTTGAACTCCACGGCCGAGAGGCCCTGGGACGTCATCATCGAGGGGCTGATCGCCTGGGCGTACACCTCCGCGGTCAGCTCATCCAGGCTGGCGAGGTAGTACCCGTACAGCTTCTTCTGCGCGGGCTCCATGCTCTCGGCGGCGATCATCATGTCGCCGACGTCGGCGCTCGTCAGGGCCAGGCCGTGCTGCTTGTGCAGGAGGTGGCCCAGCTCGTGCGAGGCGACCTGCTGCGCCTGGACCGACGAGATGGCAGACAGCTTCTTCCCGCTGAGCAGCACGCCCTTGCCGGCCTGGTAGTAGCCGTACGCCCCGCCCTCGAGGTCCTCGACGACGCTCGCCCACTGGCCGCCGATCGCGTGCTTGGCCCCCGCGGGGAGCTGCGACTCGACGTGGGCCACGACGTCGGCCACGGACTGGGCCTTCTTCATGATGCTGGACGGCGCAATCCCCGTCGGGACATCGAGGACGCCGGCCTTCTTCAGCTCCGTCTTGTACGAGGCGATGGACGCGAGCGACGTCGAGGCATCGGGATACTCAGCCTTGATCGCCTCGAGCACCTTGTCGGCCGGGAGGCCCTGCTGCAGGAGCGCCTTCGCCTTCATGCCGACGCCCGGCTGCTGCACGAAGAGCTTGTCCCCGCTCGTCTGGGCCTTCAGCTGGTCGATCGTGTAGGACTTGCCCTTCTCGTCGACGAACTTGTCCAGGGTCATGCCCCCGCGGAACATCTCCGCCTTCGCCTTGCCGAGCACCTCGTCCTGGAAGGCCTGGGGCTGCTTGCGCATCCAGCTGTCGTAGGTCGTTGAGCTGGGCACCTGGCCGATGTTCTCCGCCACCCACTTAGTGCGCTGGGCCTTGATGGCCTCGGTGCGCTGGCCCGCGGTCATCCCCTTCCATTTTTCCCCGGCCGCCGACTGAGCCTCCGTCCGAAAGTCGGTCTCGCGGGCCTTGCGGGTACGCGTGTCACGAACGAAGGGACGGTCGCCCACGATCCGGTCTCCTGCGAGGATGGGGGTGGTCGTGGAGCGGCAACCCGGATGGCCTGGAGGTCGAGGTCCCTGATCGATGGGGTACTCGTGGCCATCGCGACCCCGGCAGACGTCAGACGTTCTGCCATCAAGAGTAGCGCACCAACGGACCCCCCGGATAATATCACTATTCGCATTCCATACCTCCTGGCGTGCCGTGTTCGACACGTGGTTGACCGCCGTCCGGGCGATCGTCTGGGCGTTGCGGGTCGTCATCGACACGACCCCGTCGGCGTAGCCATTGGCCTTGGACCCGCGGATCCGGCGCACGAGCTGGTCCAGGGTCTCGCCCTGGGACACGCCCAGGCGGAGCTGCTGCTCGATCCTGGAGATGTCGCCGGATGCCATGGTACCCACCCAGCCGTCAAGAGGTACACCGTTGATCGGCTTGCCCGTCAGGGCCTTCATGGTGGCAGGCGAGACCGAGTTGAGCTTCAGCTCCGCGGGCACGGACGCCTGGATGGCCTCCATCTCCCACGATGCCTCGTTGCCCGCCAGCTCGGTCATGTCCTTCTTGAGCTCGCCGCTGACCCTCTCCATGGCCGCGGCCCGCAGCTTGCGCACGTCGACCAGGAGGGCCTTCAGGCGGGCCTCGGACACCTCGGTGAGGCCGCCCGCGATCTTCGCCACCAGCTCCGCGTCGGCCTCGGCCAGCAGCTTGGCGACGCTCGTCGCCTGGCCCTTGGAGTACCTCAGCAGCTGGACCTGGTGGCGTATTGTGGCATCGTAGAGGTCTTCATTGGCACCCATTACTCAGTCGCTCCCGTAGGCTTGCCCGCCGGGCCGAACATGGTCGTCCCGTCCGCCATGGCGAGGCCGTCGGCGGCCTCCCTGTCGAGGAGCTCCTTGTCGGCCGCCTCGTCGAAGTCGTCCTTGAGGACCTTGCGCCGCTTGAGCTCCGCCAGGTAGGCGGTGCGGGAGATGTCCCGGGCGTCGCGGGCCTTGCGCAGGGCGTCCAGCTCCGGCTGGTTGGCCTCCTCGAGGGTGTAGTCGCCGCGCAGCTCGACCGAGCCGCCCGTGTCCAGCTTGAGCCACTCTGCCATGTGCTGCAGGACCTCCTCGACGCAGTCCTTGAAGCCCTGGACCGTGGCGGCGAGGTAGGAGGTGGCCTCGGCCGAGTCGATGGCGCGCCCCGTGGCCGTCTCGTTGCCCGGCCGCGACCGGAGGAACTCCGACCCGTAGGCCGCCATCTGGTTCTCCAGGGTCTCGAGGTCCTTGGCGCCGGACTCGATGGCCGCGCCCGTGTGCTCGACGTAGTACCACTTGCCGTCGGCAGACTCGGTGGTGAGGAAGTTGTTCGGGCCCACGGTGATCTTGGCGTCCGAGTCCACGCCGGAGCCGGCGAGGATCGGGAAGCGGGCGACCGTCAGGATGTTCCGCTGGTCAGAGCTCGACTGCCAGTGGGCGATGTTCAGGTGGGCCAGGCCGGTCAGCGGGGGCATCGCCTCCAGGAGGCCGATGCGCTTGCCCGCGTAGAAGACCGTCAGGGGGATGTTCGCGAGGCCCGTCGGGCCCTCGTCGACCAGGTGCCACTTCTCCTTCTTCTCGTCCGCGTACTCCCACAGCTCCCACCGCCCCGGCTCGAGGACCTGGATGCGCTCCACGCAGACCTCCTCGTACCCCCGGCGCTCCGTGGTGACCTCGAGGATGCGGACGTGCGTCAGGCGCTCCCGGCCGTTCACCGTCTCAGCGTAGGCCGCAATGATGTTCTCCGGCCGGATCTGGACGGTGTAGGGCCGGACGTTCTCGGCCCGGTCGTCGGCCAGGGTCCTGGCGCGCGGCTTGCCGTCGTCCCCCAGGGGCTGCTCGCTGACTGGGAAGTCCGTCAGCACGACGGAGAGGCCCTTGGCCCAGCCCTCGCGGAACCAGGAGCGCAGGAAGGGCTGGAGCGCATTGCCCTGGAGGTCGACGTCGCCGAGCAGGGCCATGACCTGGGGCGGGATGTCCTCGCCCAGGACGACGTCCTCGGCGAAGGGCTTGCCGGTCAGGGTGTCGAGGGTGTCCTCGAGGGCGGGCAGCAGGACGGAGCGGGCCAGGCGGGCCTTGTAGGCCGTGGCGCTCTCGTTCTCGTGCTTGGGGAGGTGGACCTCGCCGGCCGCATGCATGCCCTCGGTGCCTGACAGGAGCGTGTCTATGAGCGCCAGGCGGGGCCGCATCCGGTCGTGGGCACCCGATGGGGTGGATACGTCGGCGTCTTTCTTGGTGGTCACTGGGGGCTCCTGGCGCGTGGGTTCATGTCCCACGGATTGTGCGCCAGGAACCCCGGGCAGTAACCCCGCCTAGCTGGCCCGGCCCTGGAGGTAGGGCTTGGCGGCCCAGCCAGATGGCAGTGCCCCGTTGATGCGCGCCAGGCACGCCTCGTAGCTGTAGTCGACGGGCTCCTCCGTCCTCCCGCCCTGGGGCAGGCCCTCGATCCAGGCCCTGAAGGCCTTGGCCTGGTCCGGCTCCGTCAGGTTGAGGGCACGGATCCTTGCCGTCACGCGCTCCTGCTCTGTTGCCCGCTCCTGTGGGAGCTGGAAGATGTCGCGGAAGATCCGGTCGAAGGCCTCGGCGAAGGTCACGGGGGGCTGCTCAGCCTTCGGCTTGACCGCTGGCGTGCCCTCGATGACCTTACGGAAGGCCTCCGTCATGGCGGGCTGCTCTTCCCTGCGCAGCTCCTGTGACAGGGCCTTGCCGACGTACACCTGGGCGTCCTGCACGATCTCCACGCGGGAGGACAGGTGGGGCATGCACCGGGCGAGGCCCGTCTGCAGGCAGACCAGGAAGAGGGAGCCCTCCGCTGCGTCGTACAGCCCGCGCATGGGGAGCATGTAGCTTGGGACCCCCCTGGCATCGTTGCTGCACACCAGGTAGAGGCCGGTGCCGTGGGGGTAGACGTCATCGTGGATGCGTATGCACTGGCCGACGCGGGCGTGGCACAGCTTGGGGAACGGGCGGCGGACCGCGGTCTCGTGGATCTTCATGGCCTGAATGCCTCCAGCGTGTGGATGGAGACGATCAGGAGGCGAGCGACGAGGCCGATGACTATGGCCGCGCCCAGGACCTGGAGGACTTTCATGGGGAGCTCCTTCTTGGGTGGGTGTGGGGCCATGTTGCCGTGCCCCGCATCCCGCGCATGCCCTCGTTCATCCAGAAACAACAAAGCCCGCACGGGGCGGGCTCTGAGGGGCTGTTTCGGGGGCGCTGCTTCGGCTTACCACAGCCGACTAATATCCAGTGCGCCTTTTGGGCTAGACCCCGACCAGGGCCTTCGCATCTTCTCCACCGAGGGTCACCCGGCGTGCGGTCTCCGACAGATTCTGAATTCTAGACCGGCTCTCTACCAATGCTTGGGTACTATGCCTTCAGCCGGCGGTTCACGCAAGTCTAGCACGGCCGGTGTACCGTGTGTCGAGGCAGAACTCCATGATGCCTCGGGAGGGCCCCGCTGCATGCCGTCGTTTAGGAGAAGGAGCCCTGGCGGACCTCCCGACGCTTGAAGCGCATCCGGTAGCGGCAGTCGTCGCCGATGTGGTCCTCGGCGTCCGTGTCCACGTCGTCCGGGTCCTTGTCGGAGCGGGGCAGGCTCGGCGTGGTGCGCAGGAAGTGCTGGCACCGCTCGCCCACGACGAATACCCCTGGCCTCTCCCGCGGCCGGCCGAGGCGGGGCTTGCCCTCCTCGTCCAGGTTGGCGGCGCCGGCCAGCAGCTTGCGGAACTGCTGCCAGCCCTGCTTGCGCGAGCCCGGGCCCTTGTCGGCCCTCTCCCACTTGACGCCCCGCCTCGACATGTCCTTGGCGATGCACATGCCGTTCTCCTCGTCGAAGATGGAGGAGTCGGCCGGGCCCGGCTTGACCCTGCCCGCCAGGCCCATGGCCACCTCGCGCATCTTGATCCCGTCGGCTATGTCGCCGGCGAGCATCCGGAGGCCCTTGTTCTCCTCGCCCTTCTGGCAGCCGTACCACTCGCCGATGCGGAAGAGGTCGCCGGGCACGGTGCGGAGGACCCTGCCCGAGGGCAGGACCAGGTCCGTGCCGTCGCTCTCCGCCCACCAGCCCACGGAGAAGGGCTTGCTCTCGCCCCAGTCGAAGGAGCGGTCGATCGACCAGGAGCGGGGCACCGCGAAGGGCGCCAGGACGTGCCTGGTGGCGTCCCAGAGGTCGTCGAGCATCCCGCCCGAGGTGATGTCCCAGCTGCCCGCCAGCCAGGCCTCCAGCTGCTGCGGGTTCGCAGCCGCCGCCCTGATCCGGCCGATGTAGCCGGGGTCGGCGTCGAGCAGGATCCGGTTCTCCTGGATGTTCCCGTGGATGGCGACGCGGTCCGGCTCGCCGGAGTCCGGGATGCCGGGGATCGGGGGCGTGACGATGATCCGGCCGCGCATCTGGGGCAGCTGGTAGCGCTTCTTGACCCAGTTGTGGCCCTTGCCGTAGGGGTTCGTGGTGGCGCGCACCTTGCGGGGCATGCCCGGCATGGTCCCGCGGCAGCAGGAGAACATCAGCTTGTAGCAGACGTCATTCGCCCAGTTGGTGAGCTCCTCCCACCCGATCCAGGGGTACGCGTGGCCGTGGTACTTCTTGTAGTCGTCCTTCTTGGCCATGTGGCGGAGCAGGAGCTGCTCGCCCTCGGGGAAGGTCCACACGTAGTCGGACTCGTTGAACTTCGCGCCGGGAAACCACAGTGTGAACCAGGCCTTGGACTTCGCCACGACGTCGGCGAGCTCCGGGTAGGACTCGCGGAAGAGGATGCCGCGCCAGGCAGCGCCGAAGCCCTGGCCCACGTGCTGGCAGAAGTCGGCCAGGAGCGCGTCGGTCTTGCCGGGGCCGCGCGTGCCCTCGTACAGGGTCTCGAATACCGGCGAGGAGAGGAAGAGGACCTGGGAGCCCGCCTGCGCGGCCCACACCATGACGGCGGGGTGCTCCTGCTTGCGCCTCGGCCGGTGTCCCGCGCGGGTCCTCACGGCAGCGGGTACTTCTGCTTCAGGGCCTCGACGGCCTCGGTGCGCTTGGCGCGCACGGATGGGTGGAGGTCTTCCATGAGCCAGGCCTTGCAGCAGCGGTGGGCGTAGGTGACCCGGCCGTCCTGGGCGAGCCGCTCCAGGTGCTGGATGTGGAAGAGGTCGGCCTTGGAGAGGGGGGCTGTCACGGTGGTGCTCCTGCGTGTTTGGGCAGGAGACACTGTACCGCGCCCCACGGGAGGACGTAACCCCGTCAGCCGTCGCCCCACCTGACTCTCCCGCGAAAAAGCAGGGGCGGGCACAACCGCCTCGCCGGGTCGATCGGCACGTAGCTCCACACCCTCGTTCGGCCGCGGCGCGCCTCCTCGTAGAGGAAGTGCGGGAACCAGCCCCAGTGAGACTTCCTCACCCTCACGCGCTGCGGCCTGCCGAGCCTGAACCTGCGGACGAGCATGGCCAGGGCGAAGATTAGGCAGTTGGACACGGGGCACTCCTGCGGGTGGGCCAGGAGACACTGTACCGCGGCCCGTGCGGGGACGTAACCCCGTCAGGCCTGGGTGAAGAGCTCCCTGAAGGCACCCATCACGTAGCCCTGCTCCCTCTTCGTCAGCAGGGGCCCGATCAGCTTGTGGAACTGGGCCTCCTTCGAGAAGCTGTCCCACCGATCCTTCGCCAGGACGGGCTCCGGGGCCCTCTCGGCGGCCTTCATCCAGAACAGCTCGTGCTCCAGGTGGAAGACCCTGTTCTCCAGCTCGGCCTTGGCCCTGGCCGTCTGGGCCAGCTCCTTCGCCAGCTCCAGCTTGCTGCGGCTGTCCATCAGCCAGTCGACGAGGCTCACCAGGCGGGCCTCTCGCTGTACCCGCCTCGGTACTCCCGCAGCTTGAAGCCGTGGTCCACGATGAAGACTTTCTCTCGACGCACGGGAGGTAGGCATGGCTCACAGCAGTCACGCGCACTCGTCGTCGAGGGTATCTCGAACCCAGGCTGGGCAGTCCGGGGGAAGGCGGAGGCCGGGAAGAGGTGCCAGCCGTGCGTCAGGCCCCGCCCGAGCCGCAGGTTATCAAACTGGACGAGGACCCAGCCGGACCTGTTGCTGGCCTGGACCAGGGCACCCTCGCCCTTCAGCCCCGGCTTGATGCCACTGTAGAAGTCGTGCCTCATGAGTGCCTCGGCGAGGGCATGCCTGCCAGACGGCGCAGCTCGGCGATCGAGAGCCCCGGGCAGACGTCGAGGATCGCCACGACGAGGCCGGGGGTGATCGCCTCGAGGCCGCGCCTGGTGCGGGACAGCTGCGCGCCGTCCGTGCCCAGGATGTCAGCCAGCTGCTGCCAGGTCCGCGCGCCGACGAGGCCCGCCACGTGGTCCAGGAGGGCTCCCGGCCGGTAGTCGGGGTGGTCCAGGATGGCCCTGGCGAAGCTCTCCTTCGGGGGACGGCCCGCCCGCGCGGCCTGGGGCGCCGGCGAGTGGTCCATGAGGGCCGAGGCCCAGCTCACCTGCCCCTCCAGGCAGGCAGGCCGGCGCGGGCGCGCAGCTCGTGGGCCGTCATCCCTGGGACGGCGTCCAGGATCGCGAGCATCACGACGGGCGTGAGCACCTCGGCGCGGTGGCGCACCCGGCTGATCTGGGGTGGGGTGAGGCCCAGGTGCCTGCTCAGGGCGGCGTCGTTCTTGAGCAGCAGGAACCCGCGCACGTAGTCCAGCAGGCGGTCGGGGTCGTAGTCCGGGGACATCAGGGCCCGGGCCTTGGCGGCCGCGCGGGCCTCAGTGGTTCTCTCTACCATCTTCACTCTCCTTGTGTCTTAGGGGCTCGGCAGAGCACGTAGCCCCGGATCTCCGTGTTGTTCGCGCAGCCTGTCCAGGTGGGGCAGGCCTCCAGCTGCTCGTGGGTACTCGAGTCGTACGACCTCCAGAGGCCGTCGACGTAGCGCAGGTAGGCGGTGGCCATCAGTCCAAGGCCGTCGACGTAGCGCAGGTAGGCGGTGGCCATCAGTCCTCCTTGTAGTAGGTCATGCCGTCGTCGCACAGCCAGCCCGTCTTGGGGTTGACATAGCCCTTGTAGACCGTGGTGCCCTCGATCCTGGCGACCGGCTTGCAGCCGTGGGCATTGCGCCAGTCAACCCACTCCCGGGTCTCGCGGCGGCTCTCGTGCACTGCCCAGGCACAGAGCAGGAGGATGAACGCTGCGATGGCTAGGACGATGCCCAGCTCGGCATCGATGCGCCCGCACTGGCATGGGGCACATCCGCACCCGCTGCAGGTGCGCCAATTTGAGGATTGCTTGGTCTTCATTCGAATCTCCTCTATGAAAGTAGTAAGGGCATCATCTCACACCGGGGTGCGGGATGATGCCCACGTTTACTGCCGCACGGCTATACGCTGGCTATGCACAGTTCCCGGTGATGATGACCGGAGGGTTGGCCTCCAGGGCCGTCTGGGGGCGTGCCCCCATGCTCTCCAGCGCCTCGCGCTCGACCGGCAGGTCGCGCTGGACGGCGTCCAGCTCGGTGAACTTCTCGGGGTAGCGCCTGCGGAGCTTGGCGATGTTGGCCTCGCGGCAAGACGCCTCGGTCACCCCGCTCGCGTCGAAGCCGATGGCCTGGTACCACTCGATGTCGCCGACCTCCTCGCCGAAGTTGACCAGGTCCAGCTGCCCGCCGACGTAGGGCGCGGCCAGGGCCTCGAGCATCTCCCCGCTCTCGGTGTAGCAGCCCAGGGCGCAGTGCAGGAGGCGGACCGGGATCGCGTCCAGCTCGCGCGGGACGCCGTTCTCACCCTCGAGGCGGTCGTTGATCGCATCGCCGCTGTGGCCCGCCAGGCGGCACAGGGACTGGAGCTCGGAGGCCATGCTGGCCGAGAGGGCCTGGACCTTGGCGGGGTCCATCGGCTGGCCGTAGTACAGGCGGCGCTTCACCAGGTCGGCGAGGCGGGCCATGTTGATGAGGACCGTGAGCACCTGGTCGAAGGCGCGCTGGTTGATGATGAGCTGGGCGGGCACGGACTCCGTGCGGACCGCCTGGGCGATGTAGGTGGGGCTATCCATTGTACTTACTTCTCCTTCTTGGGTTTAGGTTCGGGGGTTGCTGTGTGGGGGCCTGCCGGGCAGGCCTCGTGCGCCAGGCGCTCGGAGGTGCCCGAGACGCCGATGTGGAACTTCTCCCCGCAGCCCCGGCAGGTCAGGCAGTCCGCGCTCCAGTCGAGCGGGACCACGTGACCGTGCCAGGGAATGCTAGGCGGCTGGCTTGGCATCCGTGCCCGCCAGGGTCTTCATCTCGGCGGCCAGGGCTGGGTTGAACTCGGCCACCGCGCGGTCGAACTCCTCGCGGGCCGGCGTGCCGACTGGGAAGGCCGAGGCGTGCTGCATGAGCAGGGCCTGGCGCTGCTGGGCCCGCTGCAGCTCGGCGACCTGGCCCGTGAACTTCTCCTCGCGGTCGAGCATGGCGAGGTACTCGGTCTTGTCCACGCGCTGGACGGTCCACTTGTAGACGAACTTCGCCGAGAGGTCGATGCGCGGTGTGTCGTCCACCTCCACGACCCTCACGCAGCAGAGGCCACTGTGCGGGGAGTCGACGACGACCGTGTCGCCGACATAGACGGCGCCCATGTGCTTGTAGGTGTACAGCTGGCCCTGGTCCAGCGGCTGGCCGGTGGTGCGGCTGTGCGCGGGGTGGGTCGAGGCCGGGGCCAGGTCGGCGGGGAAGCGGACCTTGATCGTGGTGAAGCCCGTCTGCAGGAGGGAGAGGAGGTGGTGCGGCTGGGTCGACATGGCGTTTCCTTCTGGGTGGTTGGTCAGGGGTTCATTGTGTCCCGGTCCCTCGCAGATGGACGCCGTCGTCTACTTGTCCCGGCCGAAGAGCTGGAATGAAAAAGCCCGCAGCCGGCGGTTAGGCGGACTACGGGCTTAGTGCCAGGATGTGAGGCCCGACGGGTACTGGGAGCTTTGTCTGCCCTGCAGAGCAGCTTCTTCCCTCGGGAGGTGTTCCTGGCCCCCGGGCAAATAACTCCCGGCGGTTCGATGCACACATGACCAAAGCATGGGAGCATGATGCCCGGGACGGGCCCCGGCGTACGCCGTCACTTGTCCCGGCCGAAGAGCTGGGCCTTGCCCCGCAGGGTGTTCTCCCGGTGGGTCACCGGCTCCAGGTGCGAGGGCCTCACGCAGCACCGGACCCTGCAGACGTGGTCGAGCAGCAGGCCGTCGGGTATCGGGCCGACGTGGGCCTCGTAGGACGTCCTGTGGGCCATCATCTCGCCCTCCGGGGTGCGGACCCGGCCGTAGCCGTTGCGGTTGAGACGCCCGACCCAGATCCAGCACTCGTCCATGGGCGCCACGACCAGGACCGGGACGCACAGGGAGGCGATCCTCTCCCTCACATCTCCCTCCAGGTCTTGGCCCGGTGGTCGCGGAGTGCCTCCTGGGCCAGCTCCCTGGCGAAGCCCTCGGGCGTGTCATCGTCGACCTGGAGCTGGTCGGACAGGCTCACCAGCCTGGCGTGGGTGCGCCTGCCCACTGGGCCGTACAGGACCAGGTAGGCCCCGCCGCGGTGCGTCCTGCCGGACTTGGCCCGGCTCACGGCCTCACCCCCGCGTCCTTGCAGGCGGTGCACAGGTAGTACAGCACGATGCCCCGGCGCAGGAAGGGGTGGCGCTCCACCACGTGCCGGGTGTAGGTGGCCTCCTCGTCAGCGGGGCCCAGCGGACCGAGCTCTGCCAGCCCGTGGGGTACGCTGACGGCGATCGCGGGCTCACGCTCCATGCCGCGCGGGCACGGCCGGTGGTACTGGCACTGCGGGTTGTCGCAGATCATGGCCGCTGCCCCCTCGCGGGCTTGAGCATGCTCAGGACCCTCTCCCCGATGAGCTCGCGGGAGGGCGCCTCGAGGCGGTGGGTGAGGACGTACCACAGGCACCAGGCGTAGAGGCGGGCCATGTGGAAGCGCTTCCAGCGGAGCTTGACGTGGAGGATCATTGCGGGGGCTCCTCGGCGGGGCGCGGGGGCTTGTTCGACGTGATGCGGGCGCCCGCCAGGTCCCCTATGGCCGCGATGAACGGCGCGGAGGGGTGGCAGTTGTGGATGGCGACGAGCATGGCCGGGGCCTGCATGGCCTGGGCCAGGACCTCGTCCGAGCGCAGGGCCTCGCCGCAGGACCCGCCCCGGGTGAAGAGACTCCCGCACATGCGGCAGCGGTAGGTGAAGACGGCTGTGGTGGCCATGCTCACCTCCCCGCCCGCTGGCGCTGCGCGAGCTTCTCGCGACGGTCCGCGCAGCAGAAGCACAGGCCAAGCCCCAGGGCGAGGCGCTGCGGCTCGACGGGCTCCTCGCAGCTGATGCAGTCGCCGGTCCCGTCGGGGGCGGGCATCGAGGCCGCGGCCTGGAGCTCCTGCCTGCGGCGGGCCTCCCTCACGGCGAAGTCCGCCTCGCTGCTGGCCCTGTCTGTGTCGTCCGTGAGGCGCTCGGCCTCGAGGTCCCGCTTGTCTACTTCCACTGCGTGCTCCCTGTCGTTGTTGTTCGTTTGGTGAGAGCCTCCATACTGCCCTGGAGGCCCCGTCCCGCGAGCCGTCAGTCGCCTGCCGGCGCGTCGCCCGTGTTGCCCGCGTACTTCTCCTGCTGGGCCTTGGCCTGCTCGGCCCACGTCTTCGCGTCGATCGCGCCCGGCACGATGAGGACGCCGGTGGCCTGGCCCAGGCCGTGGTCGTGCTTGACGTTCTCGCGGTACTTCTCGGGCATGTTCCCCTTGAGGAGCAGCGTGAGCAGCGGGTCGCTGTACTTCTTGGTCGTGAGCAGGCGCTCCGTGCCCGTGGTCGCGTCCTTGACGGTCGTGGGCATGCCCTGCCAGATCACGGGCTCATCGATGCCCTCGACGGCGCGGCGGTGCGCCTCGGCCTCCAGGTTGTCGCAGGCCTCCAGGATGGCCGCCTGGTAGAGGTCCTCGAACCACTCCTCCTCGTCGCGCCAGTAGCTCACTGTGGCCCGGGAGATGTCGGCCACCTGGCACCCGTCCGAGACGATGCCCCGCCTGCTGAAGGCCCGCAGGAAGTTCACCTGCCGCTGCTTGCGGAGCGCGGCCGGGGCCGTCAGCCCGTACAGCTCCTCCTCGAAGAGCTCGAGCCTGCCCACCGTCGAGCGCTCGAGCAGGGCCCGGCCCCATTCCTTGTCGTGGTCAATCATGTCCTGCCTCCATCGTGTGTGTACTGGTGACTGTACCAGGCCCCGGGCCCGGCGTAACCCCGCGGGCTGTCGTGCCTATGCAGGTGCGAGCCTAGCGGATCTGCCCTTGGAGGGATTTTTAGCAGTGAGCCCTCGAGTTTTTGATCGGCCAGGGCCTCAGCCCCATTGGCCACGAGCGCCCCGATCCACCCATTTGCCATCCCCGCGTCCCGGCCGTGTCGAGCTACCCTCCGATTTGTTCAAAAATGCCCGAAGTTCCTTTAAAAACATAAAAATATAAACCTTTATTTTTAAATATAAAGTAAATAAATATAAAGGATTATACAGAGTTACTTAACCAAATCAACCACTTAGGGTACAAGTATAGACCTTATGGACCTTCTAGACCTGTTTTTCAAACCGGGAAAATCATACCACCGAATAAGATCATGCAGTGCGTTCGGTTTGCTCCGGGTATTTACCTGGGCGAATAAAAAGTCCGAGGTCTGTACGCTCTGTTTATCGAACCGGGCCTAGGTACGCTTGCCTTCCAGTGTATAAGGTAAGCGTTTCACTAGGCCCGTTAGGTTATACTCCCTCGCCCGTGGCCGTCTTAGTCCGCCTGTGACCAGCTCAGTGTTGCGCCCATCTTCTTCTCAAAGGCAGACCTGCAAATGCCCAGGGGCGGGATGCCATAGGCCGACGCCCTGCCGAGCCGGTCGACTTTCAGGGCGTACATCGAGTCGAGGGGCTTCGTCTGTGTGTTGCGCAGCGGGGACACCAGTTTGTTGAGGCGCATCCCGAAGGCTACGGCATCAGCCGGGCGGTACGCCCGCTGCTCCTTGGCGAACTCGACATAGTCTGCCCTCAGCAGCTCCTTGATTGCCACCACCTCGCTGGCAGCCCAGTCATCGGGCACATCTGGCAGGAACCCGTCGATCAGCTTACCATACCACCACCGCTCGACGTCATCCATGCTGAGGATCTTCTGGGTCATGAGGGCCTTCGTGGCTGGGACATCGTCACGTGGAGCCCACTCGCCCAGGTCACGAATCAGCAGGTCATGAAGCATGGCAGCAAGCCCTCCATCACGGTACATCTGGGCATTGAGGGCATTGAAGAACTTCACGTCGCCCTTGCGGATATTATTCACGTCGAAGCATCCGAACCGGCGCTCCCCGTCCAGACCTGCAGGCACGACCCAATCCCCGTTTGCGGCCATGACGATATGGATGAGGTTCTTGCCCATGATTGCATCCCGGCCCTTGCCCTCATAGGCGATCGTCGGCTCAGTGACCAGCTGCTTGAGCTTCGCCTCGCCGCTCTTGTCGCCTGCCCAGAAGGCCTCGTCAGCAAACAGGCAGACACAGTTCTGCAAGTGGGAGTTAAAGCGCCCTGTAAGGTGCTCTGGCGAGCTGATGTGCAGCCCGTGTGCGCCCGCCAGCTCGGATATCGCCCGCCCGAGCGTGCCCTTGCCTGTGCCCTTCTCGCCACGGAAGCAGAGCGCGACTTCTGCTGCCCTGTTTGGCTTCTGTACCATGTAGGCGATCCAGTTGAGCACGTACTCGTAGTGCTCGGGCACCCCGTCCACTAGGACGTCGAGGATGAGGGACTTCATCAGCGACCAGTCGCCCTTCTTCGGCTGGACTGACCAGCCCTTCCAGAGGTTGAGCCAGCCCTCGTGGCCGCGCTCGGGGTCGAAGATCACGCCCTTGTACTGCCTGCGCTGTGACGACTGCAGCCAGAGCTTGGACTTGGGCAGGAGCTTGTCGCCCAGCTCCACGAGCTGGTTGCAGTACAGGTTCTCGAAGTCCTCCTTGGAGGAGCGCTGGAAGAACGTCCTGTTGAGCACGGGGTCAATCTCCTCGGTGAAGATCCGGAACTTCCCGCCCTCAAACACCACGGCGTGCTTCTCGTTGAGCTCGTCGACGACGCCCAGCTTCTCCTGCGGGGGCTCGCGCAGCCTGTCGTCGTCCACGCCAGCGCCCTCGTCCTCCTCGCCCTCCCACTCCTCGAAGTCATCCTCCGGCTCGGAGCGCGCGACCTCGCCGCCCGCGTCCTGCACCACCTTGTGCAGGTACTTCACGGTCACCGGGCGTCCGCCCTTCGAGCTGGCCGTGTGCAAGGAGTCCCAGCGGCGGCCGATGATCCAGCCGTCGTCCGCGTACTTGGGGTCCTGGGTGGACCAGTCGATGAACTCCTGCCTGCCCTCGCCCGCGGTCGCGTGGTGGCATGCCATCATTACATCCAGCCAGTCCTCGTGCTCGCCGAAGTCCTCGGCGTCGATCCACTCGAGCGAGCGGGCGAGCATCTCGGGTGTCAGCTCGCCGAGCCCCGCGGCCTCGCCGTGCGCCCTGGTGGGGCGGCGGATCAGGCGCAGCAGTATGTCCGGCAGCTCAGGGGCCTCTGTCAGGTGCGGGGCGAAGTCGTCCCACTCGTAGTACCCGCCGCTCGGGTGGATCGAGCCCGCGGCGACGACCTGGCGCCCTGCGCTCTTGAAGTCCAGGCCCGGATAGTCGTCGAGCGTGTCGAGGATATCTGCATCAGCAGGCTTGCGGAACCAGTAGTGGTCACCGCCCGAGCCCGTCACCGTGTGTGGGGCCTTCGTGAGGTCCAGGCCGATGGTGGCCACAAGCTCGGCCAGCGAGTTGCGGTCCTCAGGGAAGTTCCGTGGGTCCACGTCAAGCACCATCATGGTCGGCGGCAACCGTACACCCACGTTCACCCCCGACTTGTCTGCACCTGATAGCACGGCTGCGCTGTCATACTGCCTCGCCTGCCATGCGCCATCCCGCGGGGTCTTGCCGCGCTGGCGACCGCGCTCGTCGACTGCCTGCCAGTGGTGCAGCGGTATCAGCTGCAGCCCCGCAGCCATATATGCGGCCATATCCCGGGTACGGATGGCCTTCATGCCTTCACCCGCGGCTTTCCTGGGATAGACTGTAACCACTCATACTCTGCCTGCAGGGCCCTGTCAATCAGTGCCCGTACTGCATCTCCCTCACTCCATGTGGAAGAGCCCTCTGGGTCTGCCCTCCGAAGTGTCTTTACCTGCCTGCGCAGGTAGTCCCGCTGCTTATCCGAAAGCCGGACGCTAAGCTGTGTGCCCAAAGCCATACTGTATGCTCTCCGTGTTATGTGTCATCTGCATCTAGGCTTTTTGGCCTGAGACAGACATAATACCCGGAAATGCACTACGGCTCTTCCGGCGTTTGCACCGCACGCTTTGCTGGCCCCGGTCCCTGGTACGGCGGTTGTCAGGGACCGGCCCGGGTGTTAAAGTGGCTGCTCACTCAACCCGCTCAACCATACAAGGAGAAGAGCACATGGACATGAACCAATACATGCAGCACAAGCTGGACCTGTCGGCCCGCATCGCTAGCGCCCTGGAGTCGATCGCCAAGAGCCTGGCCGACGGCAAGGCACCCGGCGAGACGGCCGCCCCTGTGACGACTGCCTCCGCGACGACTGCCGCTGAGCGCGCTGCCTCCCAGGAGGCTGGCGGCGAGAAGGCCCGCGCCACGGCCACCGCAGCCCAGGCCAAGCAGAAGAAGGAGGCCGAGGAGAAGGCTGCTGCCGCTGCTGCCGTCGCCGAGGCCCAGGCCCTCGCTGACAAGGCCAAGGCCCTCGCTGACAAGGCAGCCAAGGACAAGGCCGACGCCGAGGCACTGGCCGCAGCCATGGGCGACGACGAGGTGAAGGACGTCAAGAAGCACACCATCGACGACGTCCGCACCGCCCTGAAGGCCTACGCCGCCCGCGAGGGCAACCCAGCGGCCATGAAGCTGCTCGCCGACCACGGCTCCGCCTCGGTCAGCGCCCTGGACGTCGACAAGTACGGCGACTTCATCGCGGCCTGCGCCTAAGCCATGGCGAGGACCAGGACCCACCCACTGCCCACGCGGGACCGGCTGCGTGAGCTGTACGACTACGACCGCCGGGGCTTCTTCGTGCGCCGTCGCAAGGCCAGCTACCGCGGGCCGGGCAGGGTGGGGGACCTGGTCCAGGGCACCCGCAACAGCAGCGGCATCCTCTACGTGACCGTCGACGGCCGCGCACGCGCCCTCAGCCAGCTCGTCTGGCAGTGGCACAACGGGGACGACCCCGGGCGCATGCGGTACGTCGACGGGAACCCGGAGAACTGCTGCATCTCGAACCTAGCACTGGAAGGAATGTAACCCATGGCTACCATAGCCGTACACCGGGAGGTCAAGGCCTCCTTCGCCCAGGCCTTCAAGGCCCTCAACGCCCGGGCAGACGTCTCGGGCTACCTGCAGAGCGCGGCCCATGTGCCCGCTGAGCCAGGCCTGCTGGACCTGGTCTTCGTTGTACCCACCTCCCTGGTAGCACGCATCGACGAGGCCCTGGCCCCGTTCGTGCAGGCGGCAAGCCAGTACCGCGAGTTTGGCGGCCCCTTCAAGACCGGGGAGGCTTGATGGGCGCTCACGCAACAAAGGGAGCCTCGGGGGCCAAGCGGTGGATGGCCTGCCCCGGCTCGCTCAAGCTGTCCGAGGGGCGGCCGAACGAGTCGGGTGAGGCGGCCATGCAGGGTACAGCTGCACACCACCTGGGCGAGACCTGCCTGAAGGAGGGCAGCGATGCCGAGAAGTACCTGGGGCAGGTCATCGCCCTGGACCAGGACGAGGACTGCTATCTGCTGGACCCGCGGGCATCCAACCTGGAGGAGCTGCTGACCACGGGCGCCATCAAGGCCACCTTCGAGGTCGACTCGAACATGGCGGATGCAGTCCAGGTCTACCTGACCGCCGTGCGTGACGAGATGGAGCGCATGGGGCCTGACGCCGAGCTGGCGGTCGAGCAGCGCTGCGACCTGTCCTGGCTCCGCCCGGGCATGTTCGGGACGAACGACGCCCGGCTGCTGCTGCTCTTCGAGGAGCTGTCCGTCTTCGACTACAAGCACGGCCAGGGCGTCACTGTGGAGGTCGAGGAGGCACACGAGGTTGAGATACCTGGTGGCCTGACGATGACCGTCTTCAAGCCTAACATCCAGCTCGTGTACTATGCCATCGGGGCGGCAGAGGCATGCGGCTGGGCGTTCGAGCGGGTGAAGATCACCGTGGTCCAGCCCCGCAAGGCTCACTCTGATGGCCCTGTACGCAGTGTCACCTTCTCCAAGGCCGACCTGCTGGTCTATGCCGCCGAGCTGGGCGAGGCATCGGACGTCTGCGACCGGGCAGATGCTGCTCATGGAGACATGGCAAGCCTGGAAGACCTGGCAGACTGGGAGGCAGCGTACCTCAAGGCCGGCAAGCACTGCCAGTTCTGCCCCGCCGCAGGCATTCCGTGCCCGGAGCTGGAGCGCGAGACCTACCGTGAGGCAGGGGTCGACTTCGCAGAGGACGGGAGCATCTCCTGTGACGTCATGGACGAAGGGGTCCGTGATGCCCTCCTGGAGCGCGCCATGCGCGTCATCCCCATCCTGGACGTCTACATCAAGGCGGTCGAGACGGAGGCCCTGCGGCGCCTCAGGGAGTCCCAGGACGGCACCGGCTTCGGCTACAAGCTGGTGCGCAAGCGCTCCATCCGCAAGTGGACCGCAGATGACACGCTGGTGGCCGAGCACCTGGTGGAGAAGGGCTTCCCCCGGGAGCTGCTCTTCAACGAGCCGAAGATGCGCTCCCCCACCCAGGTCGAGGCCCTCCGCCCGGTTGAGCTGATGGCATCCCTCAAGGCTGCCAAGGTCAAGGCCCCGGCCCAGGCCATCAAGGCGATGATCGCCGAGCTGGCCCACAAGCCGGAGGGCGGGCTCACCATCGCCCCGGCGTCCGACCCCCGCGAGGCAGTCCCGCCTAGCTGCGCGGCCGCCGGCGACTTCGAGGCGGTCGAGGACGAGTGAGGCAGCATGGGGGCCTGGCAGGGCCCCTCTTTTCAACAACAATAAAGGAGAAAATCCATGAAGACTGGCAAGCTGTTCTGGTGGCCCCCGTTCAGGGCCAAGAAGTCCAAGAGGTCCGTGCTGCAGGGGAAGATCCAGGCGGCGGACCAGGAGCTGCTCGACGCCGAGGAGGCAGTCGAGTACCACCTCCTCAAGGCGGCCCACGCGGAGGGCAGCGTCGGCATGCTGCGCCGCCGGCTGGCCCGCCTC